GTGTAGGCGTCAGGGCCGGTCCCGACCAGCAGGTCGCCTTTAGCGTCAAATGAGGTGGTGGTCGGGTCGACAGCCCATTTCAGGCCGGTGGTTTGGGTGGAGTCGGCGACGAGCACCTGTCCGTCTGTGCCGACAGCGAGCCTCGCAGGGGTGTCTGCGCCGGTGGCTGTTAGCAGGTCGCCTTTCGCGTCCATGATCGTCTTGGAGATCGCGTTGGGGTCGGTTGTCTCGATGGGAGCCTGTGTGAATGACGGCTGTGCGAGGGACGGGGGGATAGTCATGTCAGGCTCCTTTCGCTCCTATTATGCCAGCACTCGGGTCAACCAGAGGGTTGCTGTAATTGTTAGCGTGGGACTTCCAATCGGGGAATTGATTTGCACTTCTATGGTGTCGCCACCATTGAAATAAAGGTTGCTTCCAATTTGTAGTCTGGTTGCAAAACTTTGTGTTGCAAGAATGGTCACCGTATTGACGTTTATGCGCATAGTCCCAGGGCTTGCGCTGGCACTCCAATCCAGCAGGCAGTTGATTGCGTACAAACCATTCAATCCCTACGGAACTGTGAGTGTCGTGCCGGAACCAGGAAAAAACCCACTGTCGTCAGCATCTTCAGTATCAAAATTGATTAGCGTTAGAGTACCAGCGGTAATTGTTTGTGTTGCGACCCGTCGCAATTTGACGTTGGGCTGGTTCAGGTACAACTCGAGTTCCCGATCGCGGTTCTCGAGCAGGTCTTTGTCCTGGTTGGCGACTGTCTCTAGGTCGTCGGCGCGGAACGTGTATGCGAACGGCATCTCAGTCCTCGCACATCAGGATGACACGGTTGATGACAGCGTTCTGGAACGTCAGATTAGGTTTCGCCCCGTATCCTCGAGGGCCGTTGTCTGCTCGTAGGCGCGACACCACAAGGTTTCCTGTTGATGTTTCTTGCGCTGAGTAAGACCCTGACGTGGTGTAACTGGATTGGTTGACATCAACCAGCCCTGTCGGCTCAATGTAGCCACTTACAACCGGTGTGCCAGTCGGCCCTGCGGCCCATTCGACGAGCATCTCTTTGACGACGAACGGCTTCTGATGCCAGTATTCGGATAGTTCAACATTGCCTTCTGCAACTTGTGTTGAAGCGGAAGCCACACCATCAAAAATGTAGTCGTTGTCTAGGTTCTCAGGTTGGGTCACATTATGGGTGATGCGCCACGCCCTGATCGGAAACTTGCTTGTGTCGTCAACGTAGGAAACAATGGAATATTCGTTTTGCGACTCCGGTCCCGGTCGAGCGATACACACCTGGTTGATAAGATCGGGGTCAACATTCCAAACATTCGGTTCGGTCAGACGCGCCCAACGACCATGCGAACTTTGTGCATAGATAACGCCACTACGCAAGACTACGAGAAGTCGACCGTCAGCAACAGATTGGATGCGTCCTTTTTCTTTGCCGTCGTTAGCAGCGTTGATATCGGTGAGGCTCATTGTTGCAACAATTTCGGATTGTGAGCCGATAAGCCTGTAAATGTTTCCGTCCAACGAACCGGATCTTGTTTGATCCAAGAAGAACAGGTTGCGACCCACGGTCGTTGCGTCACGCATTCCTTCTGTAACGTTCTGTTGTGGGACGATCTGCTGAATCGTTACCGATGATCCGAGGACACCGACGACGCTGAAGACGCCGGTGTTGCAGATGACAAGCAGGTCGTTTGCTCGAGGGACAACATTCAAGATTTCGCCGTTGAACTCGTAATACTGGCTTGTCGTCCAACCACTAAGCGCGGTGTCCGAGTAGTACAGACGCTTGGTGGTCGGCCCCCATGCCACCAGTCGATAACCGTACAAAGCGAGGTTGGTGATCCCGGTACCTGAGCCGAGCGCGGTTGAAACGCTTGCGTCGGTGCCGGTGGTCGTCACGCTACGGATGTAACCAAAGGTTCCCGAGTTGGTGTTGACGTAATAAAACTTGCCTTCAGCTGGGACATAGGCAACTTTGCCACCAATAGTGCCAGTCAGGTTGGTGTCAGTTGCTGTCAATGGGAAATATGTTCCGTTGTTGACATCCACAAACTTGGACATCTTTGATGTTGTACTTGACCAGATGACGAAGGAATAGTTGCTTTTGCCAACAGTCCACGAATCCATGATTTGTGCGCTTGTTGCGCCAGTTACGCCACCATTGCTACCCAATGTGATGGAACCGACAGGGCAAAGACGGCCATTAGTTAGCGTGATTGCATTGTTCCCATGCCAGGTGTTCTTGGGCAGATTGTTTGACTTCGACCCCATGTATTGGCCGCCGGAGAAGTCGTCGTAGACGATTTGGAAGGAACCCATCGGTTACTCCCAAGTGGCGTAGTCGCGGGCGCGAGTGAACTTGATGCGCCGTTTGATCGTCGTCCGGTTGTCGTCGTTCATCGACTTGAGGAACGTGCCGTACTCCTGTAGGTACAGCGACGCTCGCTGTTCGTCTTGGCGTCGGGCTGCGCACAAATGGGAGGCGTAGGCGACAATCACCGAATGGTAGACGACCGGCATCAGAGGGCTGGACGAGTCGCTCGAAAGGGCTGGCTCAGACCGGAAGTAGTAGAGGGTGCCTGCGGTGGTGGTGGACGGAACCGGGACAATCTTGGCTTGGTTGCCGTAGATCGTCCACCCGTAAGTGCTGTTGTCCGACGTGGGGTCAAGGAACGTCTCGAGGGGAACCCATTCGGCGGGCGACGAGTTGATGACCAGCTCGTTGGCTCGCATGAAGTCTGATGGGAGGGTTGCAGCACCGTTCACCGTGTCAAACGACAGGCTGGCGGTCGAAGCAAGCCACCACCAGTCGCGCTCCATGCTCACCCGGTTTAGAGCGTCGTTCAGGCTGGTGTTGACGAACGTGTTCGTGATCAGGCCGTCAAGGCTGTTGCCGGAACCATCCGACTTGATGGCCAGCCGGTCTTTCACAGCGTTACGAAGTTCAAGTCTGTTCATCTCACACCACCATCACGCTGTACGACTGTGCGCCGTTGGAAATCAGTTTCACGTCGGAGGCTGTGCCGTCGCCGACCAGGCTGAGCGTCATGCCGATGCCAACCACATAGCAGTCGTCGCCGTTCACCGTCGGGGTAGGGACACCTTTGCTCGGGTCGCCGAACGTGAAGAAGATCGGGGAACCGGACGTGGTTCGGTTCGAGATGATGAGAAACGACACCGAGTCGCCAAACGACACCGTGTCCACCGTATTCGGTGTCAACACAGCGTGTTTCGCTTTGTTCACGGTGTATGAGGCCACTACTTGCCTTTCTCGTTCATGCTGTGGATCCGACGGTTGGAGCCTTCCAAGTGTCCCACATCGCGCACCAACGCCCAATGCAGTTTGTCAGCCAACTCCAACCTTTTCTCTTTTTCTGCGGTTTCGTGTGCGTCCCGAATCTGCTTGTTCTTCTTCATCAGGTCTTCGTGCAGGGCTTTGCCCTTCTGCCAGTCGCCTTCGATCAGTTTCACGATCAGAGTGTGATCGCAGCGGGTGTGAGAACACGCCACATACGGGGTTCCGGTCGCGTCGACCATCCACACCTCGAACCGTCCGGCGAGAGGGTTGAACATCAACGATGCGGACGGGTCGCCACGCCACCCGGATTCGTCGCCCCGCTGGATACGGTTAGCGATGTCATACACATCGAATGACACTTCTGCCATTTCGCCACCACCGGCGACGTTGCCCATCAAATCTGCTGCACGAATCATGGTGGTCATCCTAGACGAAAGGGCCGGTCACCTTTCGGCAACCGGCCCTGACGTTTGGGGGATTGTTGGGTCAGGCTCCGATGGCGTGGAACCGAACGGTGGTTGCCGACACGTCGGTCGTGCTCGGAACCTCAGCCAGCGGTGCGCCGTCGGTGGTGGTGTCCACCCAGAACAACTTGACCTTCGGACTCGAGGTCGAGCCGTCCCACGCCGGAACGTTGCCGTTGACGGTGGTGACATCGAGCCAGTCGAGCCGGTTCACGCCGAGCTGTGCCAAGGTGACAGCCTCTCCACCCGTCGGATACGACGAGTCGAAGGTGATGACACCGAACACTTCCTTGCGCGAACCGGGGACTTCCGGCCCGTAGGTGATGCTGACGGATGCGGCCATGTCAGATGCTCACCTCGGTGAGATCCTTGATGACGAAGTGGGCGTTGCGCTGCTTGCAGGCGAGTTCGCCGTACATATACAGGGTCGCCTCGTACGCATCCTGGTCGGGCTTACGGTTCATCACCGCGCCGTCGAGGTCCATGAACTGGAAGCCGTCGCCCACCTGATGGAACACCAACACTTCGGGGTTGATGCCGTACAGGCGGTTGTTCGGGCAGTCGAAGTCGGCGTACAGGGCCGTGGGGGCCTCGTCACCCTTGCCGGACACCGACGGGCTGTAGAACTGGATGCCCGCGTAGCCGCCCTTCAACTGGGTCTGCTCCATGTTGCGCTTCAGGCTCAACAGCAGGTTGCTGATGGCCAGGTTCACGCCTTCGGCTGACACCAACAGGCTGGGCTTCTTGCCCGAGTTGGTGAGAACCTTCATGATGGAGCCGGTGATGAGCGACTCGGTGACCGAACGGTTGGTGCCCGAGTTGCTGTTGACGTACGCCTTCCACTTCGGCTGCGACGACGGGTTGATCGTGTGGAGCACGGCGGTGTCGTCGACGATGGTCTGGAGGCCGGTCAATTCGACCTGACCGTCACCGGGCTGGCCGGTGTTGCTCGAGGCTCCACCGGCTCCCGAACGGAACACGAAGTGGCTGGACGACGTGGTGACCGCAGCACCCGAGATGGCGATCGTCTTGTTCGTCTCGTCCACCGAGGTGACGGTACGAGCCGAAGCGATCGTCGTCGGGGAGGCGACGGTTCCGATGTCCACGACCATGCCACCGTCGAAGAACAGCTGACGGAGAGCGGTGGTGCCGGTGCTGGAAGCCAACACGACGGTGGTGGACGACGACGTGGTGCCACATTGGGCGATCACACCGTTGGAGGTGCCCCACAACTGACGGTTCACGTCCTTCATGGCGTCCTTCTTGATGCCTTCCATTTCGGCGTCGAGCGCGTCGATGAAAGCACCACGGTCGGTGACAGCCTGCTTGATCGTCGGGCCGGACAGCTGGATGCGTCCGTAGACGTAGCGGACCGGAACCGGGACCGTCGCGTACGACTGGTTGGCGGCGGTGGGGAGGGTGCCGGACTCGGCGCGAGCACCGACACCGGACGAACGACCCAAGTGGACGGCGTGACGGGCGATACGGCCCTGCACGGTGTCCTTGCGGGTTTCGACCTGCGAGAGAATGAAGTTCGCCTCGTTGAGGTTGTCGAGGTACTCCTTGTAGTCATCCTTCAGGATGGCATCGACTGTGGAGAGGGTTGCGGCCATGATGGTTTGCTTTCCGTGAGAGAGAATCTGATTGGGGGGAATCGGAACCTGTCTGAGCGGTAGCCGTCCGGCTGTCTCAACCCATCATCCGATGGGGGTACCTATGGGGTGAACCATCCGGTTCGGATGCAAGCATACACACAAGTGTGCGGATGTTGTCAAGGGAATCGCCCCGTCTGACGCGGAGAGAGGACGCATCAGACGGGGACATCAGCGGTCACCCAAAAGGATGAAGGGTGCCTTCCCTTATGCTGACGTTACGTCACAGTCCGTTCTGGGCGAGGCGAGCCATCGCACGTTCACGGGGTGTCATCTGCTGTCCGTTCGGCGAGACGACCGGGACACCGTTGACGATCGGCGCACCCATGCTCGTACCGGCTTCGGCGCGTCGTGTTGCGATCTGTTGCGCTTGCGCCAAAACTTGTTCCTCCACCTCACGAATGGCTGCGGCGAGGTCAAGGTCGGATCGCTTTGAGGCGGCCACAATGGCAGCCGTTGCGAGCGGGGTGTCCGGTGCGAGGCCATGCTGGGTGAGTGTCTCCTCGATCTGGCGTTCGTACTGCTGTTGCACCTGCGCCTGCTGGATCTGCTGGAACGATTCCTGCAACCGGGTCTGAACGAGCTGTTCCACCTGCTCAGGGGTCATTCCTGCGCTGGTGCCGTCCGAGTACGCCTGCTGGGCGACCTGCGTGTTGATGGCCTGCTGTTGGGCGGGGGTGATGAACGAGTCGAAACGATCTCCGGCGAGGGTGCGAGCGTTGTCGACCATCCAACGGACAGCGGTTTCGGTGTCACCGGAAGCGAATGCGGTGGCGAACTCCTGTACGGCACGGGCGTCGTCGGGATGCATTTTCCCGAACGTCTGCACGAACGGCTTGTACCGTTCCCGTTCCTTGATGCGATCCTGCACCTCAGACTGGTATTTTTCTTGCCAGTTGATGTCGGCGGCAGGGGTTTCGGCAGGGGCTTCTCCTGTCGGGGTGGCATCCACCACGCCTTCGGGGGCGAAGTCGGTCATTGTGGCATCATCTCCTGAGGTACACCGGGTTGGCCGGTCATGGCTTGGGGTACCAGCGAACCGGCTGGTTCGTTGGCTTGCGGCAGGGCTTCGGACCCTGGCATCTGTTGCATCTGCGCCATCTGTTGCATCGCTTCTTCGGCGGCCATCGTCTGATGGGCTTGGATGTGCAGGTCGATTGTTTGACGCACTTCAGGGTTCGCAAGTTCGTATGCAGGGGATTTGCGTTCCCGGTTGTGTTGGGCGATGTGTTTGGCGTGGTCGTCGAAGTCGGCGGGCATGACGGGGACAGCCTGCATGAGCAGACCGTTTTCCCATTCGGCTTTCGTGACATCGGGGTCGGTGGAGCCGAGGAACCCTCGAGGGTCGGGGAGGTCCAGCATCCGGGCCAAAGCGGTTCCGTCCACATTCTGGAATGCCTGTGGAAACTGTTGGGCGAGGCTGGTGATAACCGACTGGGTGGCGATCTTGGAGCGGGGGGCGGTCGCATCTAAAGGCACCTTGACCTGCGGATATTCCTCGATGTCTTCGGCTGTCCACTCGAACTGCAACGTGTTGCCTTGCGGGGTGGTGAGCGTTTGGGTGCGGATCATGCCGGACTGGGTGGCGTACGCACGATACATCTGCAACGTCATCTTGCC